TCGCCCGGATGCGATCATAGGACATGTGATAAACATTGAATCCGCCGGCAAGTTTTGGAATCACCTGGAAATAAACGCCACCAAAATTTTCAATGTCCAAACATGCCAATTTCATCAACTGATCCCAGGATTGTTTTTCATTGGCCTTTTGCAAAAATACTTTTCCTGGTTCTGAATCGGTTGTCAATCCATTGCCCAGGATGTAAACACATTTGCCGTTGATGATGGCGTTGTGTTTTGCTGACTTATTGTAAAGCCACAACAAATATGTTGGATAATCGTTTCGATCCCCAAACGGAACAAAATCAACGCCGCGCTTTTTTTCCATTAATGGAATGCGCGAATCGGCGAATTCCATTGCGCCAACCTCGATCATTTCATCGTTTGTATTTTTAACCGGCATAGCCTTTGTATATCGTTTCGGGTTCATATCCTTGTTGAATTAAATTCGCCGCCGGGTTCAAAAGCATTTTCCCACATTCAACCAAATTCAATCCCGTTGGATCTAAATTTGTTGAACTCGATTGCTCATAAACTTCATAGGAATATTGCCCGGCCTGGGCAGTTGCAAATAAAGTGATTGTATTAAATGTGTATATGTTGGCGCGTTCCGGATAATCTGATGTATCGGACGCGGAATTTACAATGATTTTGTATTGAACTTTCGTTGATACGTTAGAAAAGACAAACAGATAATAAGGATTCGCAATCGTTGTTGATTCGTTCAACGTAACGATTGTTTCCGATTGTTGCCCTATGGTATAAACGATCATGATATGATGTGGCAAAAAATGAACGTTTGTTGAAATAAAAAAAGGCCGCCAAATTAACGGCGGCCCCTCATGGAATCATGTGTAACCCACAACATGAAATTATGTTGTCAAAGTACCCAGGGCGGTTGAATTTACTTCATAAGCCAGGTTCTTTTCATCTCCGCTGAATGATAATTCGTATCCGTTACGATCGGCCAAAAGTTTACCGGTTTTGTTTGCTGATGTATCCAACATCAAACCATAATCGCGACCATACATCCAACCGGTTCCGTTTTCATCAACGTAAACAAATATCAATCTGTTTTGTGCCAACAATACCAATTCATTTCGAACGGCGGTTGTCATTTTGTTGATTGGGAATTTAATGGTTTGTTTATTGGTCAACGTTCCCATTTCGCGGTTTCCTGCGTATGCTTCATCGGCCTCCGCGGTGTGGGCGATTAAATTATATTTTTTGAAAGTTTTTCCGGATGCTTTTGTGATCGCAGTAATAACGCCGGCTGATTCTGTTATCGCCGTAACGTTTTCGAATTCGATTACAAAAATTTCCTTGATGCCGCCAAAATTAAACCGGCAGTCTAAATTGTATCCCTGGGTAAGTGCGCAAGGCATAGTTGTAATATTTTAAATTAGGGCCGGATAATATGTCCGGCCCTTATTGAATCAATTATCCAAGATATAGAACGTTGTTCGCTTGACGGGCAACGTGTGCAGCAATGGTGAAAATGTGCTTTACAAACATATCTTCGCGGTTGTTTGCAATCTTGTTGATTTCCATTCTGTTGATGTCAGCCACAAGGTCAGTACACCAAATCAGATTTGATGGCAACGCAGCGATGATGCAATTTTCCGGAACGGGAACGAATTTGATTTCAATTCCGTTGTAGAAATATTTGTCGGCTTTGATGTCAACGCTGAACAGATCGCGATATGTTGCACTAACATTAAAAATGTTGATGAACTGCTTATGCGAATAAGGCGCGTAAAGGAAAGGCTTTTCAGTTTGAGCAAGAACAACGGCCGGGATTGCTGCGTACAATTTCGCATATTCGGCGGCCACGTTGCTTGAAGATATAGTTGTGCCGGCAACCTTAACGCGTGTTCCCAATGCGCCATTGTTGTAAATCATTTTTGCAACAACGCCATCAAATTGGGTTGCGGTTTGTGCGGCTGCCCAGGTTTGCTCGGCGGCTCCAACTGATGTTTGGCCGGTGCCAGGTGTCAACGCAGCAATTGCGGTTTTGGTTGCGGCGGTAATACCACTCCACCATTTTGATTCTGCATCAAGGGAAACCTCTTTTGAATATGCAGCCAAAACTGTTCTTTCAAATTCGGTAGACATCATTTCCCATGCGCCTGGCTTCATGGTTCTTTTGAACCTTGAAGGCCTCAATGTGTTGGGATCAAACTCATGATAAAACATTACTTTGGTCGGAGTAACATTTGTATCAACCAGGTTGAATGTTCCGTTGCTTGTTGGCGTGCCGGATGAATAGGCCTGCAATGCAACGATGTTAGTGTTTTCTGTGAAGATTGTTTCGTTCTTCACATCGCTTTCGAATGATACCAAACTATCAGCGATAGTTTTGTTTTCGAATAAAAGTTCTTCCAATACCGGCTCGTATGCCTTACCGCGTATGTCAACGATAGATGCTGAAATTGCCATTGTTATTTGTTTTTAGATTTTGAAATTTTTTTGTCTGTTTCTACTTCCTCGATTTCATCCGGGAACCTTTGTTGCAAATGCTCCAATTGTTCCTGGCTCAAATTCGATTCGGATGTGAAAGGATTTGATCTTGGGCCGTATGCCCAAATCTCAACCCCATCTTTTATTTTTAATGCCATCGATTAAAAGTTTTTTTGTGCGCGGAACTTTTCAAGTGCTGACATTTCTTCAAATGATTTCACTTTTTCAACCGGTTGTTCAACCGATGTGTTCGCGATGGTTTCCACCAGGTGAAACATTTGTTTTAATGTTTCGGCTTGTTTTTCAATTGTGTTTTTTTGTTCAGCAATGGTTTGCTTCAATTCGGCGATGTCGGTTTTTGCGGCCGCAAAACCTTGTTGCATATCGCTAAACATGCCAGGGAGTTTTTTCATTGCTTCGACTTCAACCTCAACAACGGGCGCGCCTTCGGCTTTTTTTACTTCGGTAATCAAACCGCCGGCAACAACGATTTTTGAACCATCTTCGAACTCATGTTCGCCATCGGGTGCAGGCTCGCCGTTCAATGTTACTGATCCGCCAACTTCCAATTTGTCAATGGAAACAATGGCCCCGGATTTCAATTTGTACTCCATGAACTTTTGCGGTTCAGCCGGAACGGGTGTTGCGACTTGCTTTTCCATATCGCCGAAAATCATGGTTCTGATTTTTTCAACTGCTTCTTTGGGTGTCATTTGATAATTCTTTTTTGTTTGTGGCAAAATTTAAAATGTTGTTGAATTTAAAATCTCAACTATTTTTTCAAATTGTTCATTGTATTCATCTTTTTTCCTCATTCCAAAATTTCCTTCAACGCTGAATCCTTTGATCATTCCATCTTTTACCATCTGCCAGGCAACATCATTTTCAACATACATGGAACCGAACAAAGTTCCATCCGCCAAATCTTCAAACCCTTTCATCGGCCGGATGCCCCTGGCTTTGTCTGATTGGAATATCTCAAACAATGTAACGCCTGGAACCTTCATGTCGGCGTTATGCATCAAATTAACATTGTTGTGAAATCCTTTTTTCGCCATCTTGATGGCAATTTTCTTGATTGTTTCCGGTGAAAAAAATACTTCATAATCTCCCAACTCCGGATCTGTTCTGAAAATTTTTTGATTCGCCACCATCAATGGCCCGGATATGATTCGCTTTTCTTCATCTTGGATCTTGAACGCTTCGCGATCAATCTGTTTCAATTTACGTTCCGCCCATGCGATACCTTCATCTCCTCCCCATGATAGCCACATCAACCGGCCACAACCTTCACCCAACGGGCGATCGGAATTCTGTTTGTGCCTTTGAAACGCCGACATCCTGGCGATCGTTTCGCGCGACAACTTTTCTTTATTCGCGATTTGGTTAGCGCGAATTTTCCCGGTGGCCTCACCACACTCACCCCATCCGTTTTCCTCCGCCCATCTCAAAGCCGTTTTTGCATTCTCTACGGCGGCCTCCGGATAATCATTCCATGATTCGGCTTCGGCGAAATGCTGATCCCACATTGAATAACAAATCGCTGCGGCTTGTTCAGTATCTTTTCCCTCACTCACAACATACGAAATGCAGCGCGGAATAAAATCATCTTTGCGTTCACCCTTTGCCGGCTCGACAAATTGATCATTGAATTTAACAAAATCTTTTTTGATTGCAGGGCGATCAACCAGGGCGATGAAATCAACCATCAAATCCGAATCCATATCATCGGAAATCAGCATTTCATAAACGGGTAATTTTTTCATTTATATTATTTTTATTGTTTTTTATCCTAACCTGGCCGCGCGTTGCAAACGTACATTTCGTTCATCTGAATTCCTAATGTCTGAATCTAAAACATAGGCGCGATTAACGCCACCGGCGGCGGCGTTTCCAATGTTCTGAATTGTTGATGCGCTTAATGATGTCGCGGTTGATTGTGGCGCAACGGGTGCGGCAACGCTTGCCATTGTTGGCGTTGAACCTCCGCCACCTCCACCGGCTCCAGGAACCTGGGTTCTGCCAATGTTTCGAACGGCTGAAAATCCGGATGCCAGGATCGTTGCAACGGATGCAACTTTTTGAATCGTTCCGAATGGTTCCGGAATTATCGTTTTGTTTTTTAAAACTTCAGTTACACCCAAATATGTATTGATCAACGCCTGCGATATTGCCAACGCTTTACCGGCGATGGTTTGACGGCCTACCAGGTCGCCCAATGCGCCCATTGTTTCGCCCGTCATTTTCAAGGTGTCGCGCTTTGATTGCTCGTACTTTAAAACGCCATCTGCTTGATCTTTATCCTCTTTGCTTTTCTTTAATGCCGCCTCTGTGTTTGCATTTGAAACCGCGCCAATTGCTTGCAACTGCGATTCCATTGCCCCCTTGATAACCGGATCAATACTTTTTATTGATTCCTTTCGGCGATCATCAATCTTTTTTTGTTCATCCTCACTTAAACGCCCGGCGGCGATTCTCTCCCAATATGCATCTCTTTCTTTTTTTATCCTGGCAAGTTCCTCCTCATGCTTTTTCTTTTTATCCGCCGCTGCTTTTTCCCTTATCGCTTTTCTTTTATCCTCCTCCTCTTTTTCAATAGATGTGATTTGCGATTGTGTTTTTTTCGAAATCTTCGCCATTGATGCCGCTTCATTTTCGGCTGCGATGATCATGTTATCAATTGCCGACAATTTTTCTTTGTCGACATTTTTCATGTTTTGCAATTCCAACCTGGCCGCTTTCAATTGTTCGATTGAACCCTCACGAATCTTTGCAATCAAATCGCCGCGCGCCCCCATCTCCATCGCCATCGCCTCCATTGTTAGCCTGGCTTTGGTTTGGTTAATTTGAATAACCTTTTCAGATTCTTCACGTTCAATCCTGGCGGCCTCTTTCAATGCTGCAATTCGTTCCTTTACCGGGCGATTCGCATCGGCTGCGATTTCGCGCGCATCCTGCAATTTGCGGTTTGCTTCAGCCGTTGCAATTGCTGAATTCTTTTGCGCATCCTCCAGGTCATCAAGTGCCTCCGTAATTTCGCCAAAACGTTGCGCCGTCTGTTCCGTTGTTACACCCAATGCCGATAAAACGCTGATCAATCCGCCGGAAACATTCTCAATCAACCAAACAAATCCATCAATCAACGGCGTTAAAATTCCGGTTATAAATTTGTTGAACACCCCGGACAATGTGCCGAATGCCTTACCCAATGCATCGGAAACGCCTTCCATCTGTTTGAACTTTTGGAACAATGCCACAACCAAACCGGCAAGCAATGCAAAAACGCCGATGATCGGATTCGCTTTCAAGATATTGAACGCCTGGGTTAATGCTCCAACTCCCTGGGATGCCTGGCCCAATGCAGGCGAT